ACTTTTAGGGTAATAACTGTAGAAGAACAAGATGGGATTAACTTTGCGATAACAGCCCTTACTTATCTTGATGGAAAATATAACAATATTGAACAAGGTATAAGTTTACCTGCAAGAAATATCTCTTTACTAAATGAGCCAAAAGATCCACCAGCAAACTTACAGGCATCAGAAAGAGTTGTTGTTATAAACGCTCTTGCTGTTACTAAATTAATTTTATCTTGGGTTTCTGTTACAGGTGTTAGTCAATATCTCGTTCAATATAGATTTAATAGTACAAACTGGGTAAATGAAATTGTATTTAGACCAGACTTTGAGTTATTAAACACTGAAGCTGGAACGTATGAGTTTAGGGTTTTTTCATATAATGCAGCATTAAAATTGTCAGCTACATCAAGTGATATAACCTTTAATGCAGTGGGTAAAACAGCTCCACCTGGTAATGTTCAAAACTTATCTATGGAACCAATTACTAATAAGTTAGTAAGACTAAGATGGACAAAAGCTGTAGATCCTGATGTTTTGCACGGAGGACGAGTTTATGTCAGACATAGTAATCTGACAGATGGTAGCGGTACGTTTCAAAACTCAGTTGATCTTGTTACTGCATTAGCTGGTAATACTACAGATGTTGTTGTGCCATCTTTAGAAGGCGAGTATATTCTTAAGTTTCAAGATGACCAGGGAAACTTTAGTGTTGGTGAGGCTTCTATAATTCAAGATTTGCCTGATCTCATAGATACTCAGGTAATATTACAAGATAGAGAAGATTTAGATAATCCTCCATTTCAAGGTGCAGATACTAATACAACATTTAATAATTCAACAAGTGCTTTGCAACTTACAAATCCAGCTACAAACAAAACAGGAGAATATGCTTTTAAAGATATTTTGGATTTAGGTGCTGTATTTTCTCTTGATTTAAAAAGAGTTATACGTTCTGTTGGTTTTGTGATCGGAACGGATATAGAAACCCTTATTCCTAGTGGGTCTTTTTGGGACGATTATGCAACTAATGGTAATTTTGATGGTGCAGCAGCAGATGAAGCAAACTGTCAGATTCAAGTAGCCACATCGCAGACAGCATCAGGTAGTTTTGGTGCATTTAATAATTTTGCTAATGGAACATTTAAAGGTCGCAGATTTAAATTTAAATTAGTCCTTGAAACGACAAATGTTTCTCAAAACATGAACGTACAACAAGCAGGATATACAGCAGAGTTTCAATCAAGAACAGAACAGAATTATCAGACAGGAGGTAGTACATCTACCGCACCACAACAATCTGGTACGTCATCTTCTGGAAAGACAATTACTTTTGGAACTCCATTTTTTGTTGGCACATCATCTTTAGGAGGAGTAAATGCTTTTCTTCCTACTGTTGGAATTACAATACAAAATGCTCAAGGCGGAGATTTCTTTACAATAACAAGTGTTAGTGGCACTGGATTTAACTTAAAAGTAAAAAATAGAGATACATCAGGTAATGAAACTTTTGTTGATAGATCTTTTACTTTTTCGGCTGTAGGATATGGTAAAGGGGTGTAATTAGTAATTCATGGCACAAGTTTCCGATTTTAACGTAGCAAATGCCTCAGGAGCTTCTGTCCGTAGCGACATAAATG